ACATAAGCAACAGTTCCCCAATCAGCCGTACATTGTGGAAACTCGATAGCAGCACTATTCGTAGATACTCCATTGCTAGGAGCAGCCATTGCAATAGCCTGACGAGCATACGATCCACCACTTACCTCTGTCCCTGTATCAGCATCAGTAGGATCAGACGTATATAACGCTAAAAAAGTCGTAGTCGGTGCGGTATAAGTCGTACCACGCAGAGTACCGTTAATTAAAGCGTTCTCAAGATAGTTCGACATTTCTGCCATGATTTACCTCACAGACATTGACATAGGTTGACCGCCATATTCACTACTTTGGTCAGCAATACTTATTGTTGAAATAGCACGATCATACAAAGCACCCCAAGTCTGGAGTCTTGCATCGTTCATTAGGTACGGTTCAGCCTCACCCAATGCAGCATAAAGCAAAGCATCAGGATAGTTAGCTAAAAATACATTCGATGAATTGGCATTGCTTAGGACTGGTGGCTTATAGTAGTACAGCATTTGTACGCTATAGGCAGCATCAGGAATAGGAGCGAATTGCATCTCTGACGATAGAATCGTATAGTTCAATGGCTTGCCCGAATCAGTCGTCCTAGCTATTGCATAAAATGAATTAGGAGATAGATACGTTACTGGACTAGCAGGAGTAGTGCGTAAATGTACGTCACGCATCTCTAGGAAGTCGCTAGGAAGCCCTATCGTCTCCTCTCCTGCCACAGTATCAGTACGAGCCACAACGAGCATCTTGCGCGTTCTAAGCTCTCTAGCAAGCCTAGACTCAGCCAAAGTAATGAAGTCTGGTATCTGGTCTGTTAGGTCACTACGAGCTAGATAGTTTGCTATCGTAGTCTTTAAATCGCTGTAGCTCGTAAATGCCATCGCTATTTCCCTGAGTTGTGTTTCTCCACAGCCCCGTCTTCTACATCATCCCATCGGTATTCATACGTTCCAATGTGACCTATATGCATAGACAGACTGTGATCTACATACGTCTGGAATCCATTATCTAAAGCCTTGACGCAGAAATGTACATCTTCGCCAATAATGCCCTTAGAACCCCAACCTACGTCATACCACGGCTTTTTAGTAGCCTCGAATACATCTTTGTGAATCATTACTACGCCACCACCTACAGCCGTACAAGGCTCAATACCTTCTTTGCCTTTAGAGTCTATTTTATGCCAAGCGTGATTAATAATCTTGCCATCTTCATCTTTTTCTAGCTCTAAATTCAATGCAGTTGGCAATGTAGGTTTACGTCTAGTTACCGCATTAACACCAACAATAGGTACATTCCTGCTCAACAATATCTCTATCGTATCGCTAGGGAACCGCATATCTGAATCAATGAACAGAATATAGTCACAACCATCAGCTAACGCAGCTTCAACCAGCTTTTCTCTCTGATCGAATATCAACGTACCAGCCATTGTGTATAACTTTAAGCCGTTCTCTCCTGTTCCACACCGAAACTTACTATCTCGTCCTACCATCTTCGCAAAGTCAAAAGCAAAGCCAGTATGAACCTCGTCTCTAGCTGGAACGCATACGCCTACTGTTATACCCATTAGATAGTACCCCTATAAACTTTCCATTGTGCATTATCGGAATCATTGAGCCATCGAGCAAAAGCCACATCGTCAAGGATATTAAAGCCCTTCATAATTCCCTTTTTATTCAAGTCATCAATGACCGTAAAAGGTATTCGAGCTACGTGGTGCAATTCCTTAACATTTCCTAGCCTTGCCTTATCTGCCTCTCTGATGTGGTTGTTACTCTCTAGTATCTCAGTAACATCCTGTTTAGTCTCGATGATGATACCGCCATCACCGTCCGCATGTACAACCTGTTGTCTATAGTCCATAAATCCTCGTAAATGCCCCCAATCCGAAGATCAGGGGCTATTCAATTACAGAGACATATCTAAGTCAGCAACGATACCGTGAGCAGCCTCGTTTTTTACCTCTAAGGTTACCTCTGTTAGTATCTGGGTCTTATCACTATCACCTGCCTTAGCAAGCTCGATAGTCATGAAAGGACGCAGATAAGCCAATGCAGCGTACTCAGGATCAAGCACCAGAGCATCGCGTGTACGCATGAAACGGTTAGGAACAACGCTCATTGAACCGAAGTCCGACAAGTAAACGTCAGCAGCACCGACGATAGTAGCTTGTGCGCCACCACCACCAGCATTGACGTTGTAACGGTAAGCCGACAGACCTGTGAATGTCGATACCTTTTGTTTACCAGTAGCACCAACCATCAGAATCTTAGGAACGCCACCTGACACGAATACCTCAGCAACTACAGTTTTCAGCAGAGCCTCAGTAAATGTACGAGTGTTACCGTCTGTACGAGTCGATACGCCGATAGTAGTAGGATCGCCACCGTTAGTTTGAACTGACGAGTTAGTTTTGATCCATGACAGCAGCGAACCCATCTTACGAGCGGTAGAGTTGCTAGTGCCAACTGAACGACCTTGATTGCTCAAGAGGATAGTCTCGAGATCACGCTTTAGCTCTTGTGAAGCCTTAGCCAATTGATATGCCTTCTCAGACTTACGACCAGCTTTGTTAACTGTGTCCAGCGTTCCGCTGACCTTAATCGTTTTCTGAAGGATTTGAGTATAATTTCCCAAGCGAGTAGTTGGTGACAATGTGGCGTCAGACGCATCAGCACCTTCAACAGCAGCATTGTTTGTTGTCGCGCTGGCAAGAGTATCGGTCTGCCATTCGTGATAAACAGCAGTAGCTTTAGTCTTGCCAATGGAACTCATGAATGGAGTTTCAGTAGGCGAAATATCATAAATTACGTCGGTCAGGTCTTCTCTCTGTCCGATTGCGTCGTAGGCGTTATAAATTGCCATGATTCAATCCTTTATAAAAATCGTTCAAATACGTTAGCTGCATCGCGGACACTTCCGCTAGACTTAGCTTTCGCCTTTAGTTTCCGTGTTTCTTCAGCATTACTATCTCTAGGCTTGCTTACGCCGGACTTAATCGCCTTAGGAGCCTCATTAACCTTCTTGTTAATAGCTGGCTTACTAGCAACTAACTTGTCGTACTGCATTGCCTTATACAGAGTTAGTACCGCACGACTATCATAGACAGCCGCTAATTCGTTATCAGAAAATCCTAACTGCTTACCAAAGGCACGTATATCATTTCTGATAGCCTCACCCTTAGCAGGATCAGTAAACTCAGGGATATAGCTAGACAATTTCTGCATTTCCTCAGCCACTACGTGCTGCATCTGCACTTGTCTATCCTGCTCCTGTTGCTGATTGATTCGATGTCTCTCAGCTTGTACAGCAGCTAGTTGCTTATCTCTCTGAATCATCTCAGCTACCTTTACAGAGTAACCAATAGGATCGGTCTCTTTCAGGTATTCAAGATTTTCCTCTTGCTGTTGAGGAACAAGCATTTGCTCAATCATCTCTAATCGTTGCGCGTACGTATCACGCATTTGCTTAGCTTCTTGAACAGCTTGACGCTCTGCTTCTACAGCTTTGCGCTCCTCAGCTACTGCTTGCGATTTCTTGGTGTAATCCGTGCCAAGTTGATAAGACTTGATAAGCTCATTAAGCGTTACCTCACGTTCTTCTCCGGCTGCTTTAACCAGATACGTGGGCTGCTCTTGCTCCTCACCGTCATCTTCCTGTTCTACCTCAGACTCATAGTCTGATTCGGCATCGCTTTCGTTAGCTTCTGAATCGCGGTCTGGTTGTCCTTTATCGGAGCCATCTTCTCGATCCATCATGCTCAAGAAAGCGTTAGCTGCACCTTCTACCGTTAACTCACCACTACCTTCCGGTGTCGTGTTTTGAGTATCGCTCATTTATGTTTCCTTAATTATATCGCCAACCGGACGATTCGGACTACAAAATCTTTAACTTTTTTTCATCAATTAGCTTCTGATCTGCCAATCCTTGAATGTAGTTATCAATAGACTCTAGGACTCTAAGACGCATATACGCTTCTTCACGTACCTCTACATCGGAATAATCGCTATTTAAGAACTTAGCCATCTCCATGCCTCTGAGTTCTTCCATCATCTCTATGAAGAAGTCATCTCTCAGCAGGTTTAACGCCCAATCTGATTTCTTCATTTGCGCTTTTCTTTCTTTTTTGGCATTTCTATATTAGTTCCAGCTAACAACCCAAATGGAATACCAGCAGCCAATAAATCAGGCTCATTTACTCTTGCCGGATCAAATGCTGCGAATCTTGACCTTAAACGAGATGGATCAAATATTGCAGTTTGTGGTCTACCAGCCTTACCAGCAATTTCCATTGATGGATCGCCGGTAATTACATCAAACCCACCTCTATTGATAGCAGAGCCTCTAGAAGCATTTGATAAGTCTTGCCCTATGCCAAAATAAAAAAATTCAGCACCACTTCTATATGGCTTCCCAGATGCCTCAATTACATTTGCTCTCTCATACTGACCAATTTGCCTTAAAACATTAGCAGCATCTTTAGCTGAAATTGGCTCAGTCATATCAAATTTCTTGCCACTTCTTATCATTAATGGCATTACAGTTGGATAATCGCCAGACCATTTACTTTCAGCTACGCGAGAAGCAAAAGCAGGGTCTTTTGTTGTATATATTGATCCACCATATTGCACATTATCTTTCATCTTTGAAGGATCAAATGCCGGAAAATCCCCAACTCCTGTGCCATGATATTCACTCATATCAAAACCCATTGCTTTGGCTCTATCCATTGGAGTATTTCCTCTAGGCAAGCCTAGCATTTTCTCTGCGTTTTGTGATGCTATATCTAGCGAAGATTTTCTAATTGGGCTGACTGAGCCAGCAAACCCCATCGCTAAATCTCTAGTATATTCATCCACCATTTGCTTTGCTGCTAACTGCTCCGGCGTAGATGGTCTGCCATTCATAGCATTACGTTCAGCCTGAACCGCCAACAAGGAAGCCTGATTGAACGCTCCAGCCTGTTGATTCATCTGACCAATAGCTGCTCTAGGATCGTTCGCCAATAGCCCTAAACGAGTTCCTAGCAGGTTATCAATGCTATCTAGCAATCCCATTACATTCCCTTAGTCAGAGAGCCTAGTTCACGTAAAGCCTTCAGCGTTAACTCAGCTTGCTTGTTCTTTGTATCCTCGTCAGCCAAGTCCATAG